ATGAAAAAGATAGCTGCTATATCATTAATTAGTATTTTTATTATGTCTGGTTGTGCTGTGCATAATGATGAGACAAGTATCGGTAAATTTGGTCTTGCATATAAAAGTAATATTCAGCGTAAACTCGATAACCAATACTACACCGAAGCCGAAGCTTCTTTAGCCAGGGGTAGAATATCTGGTGCAGAAAATATAGTAAAAAATGATGCAACTCATTTCTGTGTTACTCAGGGCAAAAAAATGCAAATAGTTGAGCTGAAGACAGAAGGTGTAGGATTACATGGTGTCGCTCGTCTGACATTCAAATGTGGAGAGTGAGAATATTTTTTGGTAAGCGTCAAATATGCGCGTTCTGGCTGTGCGTAGCCGGAACCTGTGGGAGCACGATGCCGATAAGTGAAAGGCATCGTGCTATGAAGGAGGATTCTATCGATGTGGTCAATGGAAGACGGTTACCAGAGATAGGGCTTATGCATAAAAAAATAAGCCCGTGTAAGGGAGATTTAGGGTGTCACCAGTAGGGGCTTTCAACGGTACAATGCGGGTTTGAGCGGCATAAATTACCACTGAAAGCCCTTAAACGTTACTCTACTGTGGACACTGTGTGGACACTCTCGGCTTCAGTACCACCTCTTAGCGGATTAAGAGAAATGGCGTCCTGAAGGTACTCTGGCGCAAAATGAGCGTAAACCATAGTTTGCTCAATCCGCGTGTGACCTAGTATCCGTTGTAGCGTGATAATACTTCCTCCATTAATCATGAAATGAGTGGCAAAGCTGTGCCTTAGTGCATGTGTGGCTTGCCCCGTTGGCAAATCCGGTTTTATTGCTTTCATTGTTCGTCTGAAGCGAGGGTAATCAGCATCAGGGAATAAAAAACCTCGTTTGTTATCCGCGATCATTTTGGCAACAGCCTCTGAGATCGGGACGGTGCGTGGTTTGTTTGTTTTCGTTTTAACAAACGTGACGCGGTTATGGATGATATTTTCTGCTTTTAAACGAGCTGCTTCTCCCCAACGTGCTCCTGTACTCAGGCAAAGAATCGCAATCTTTTTGTTGTCGCCGTCAAGTGCTGCAAGCAGTAAGGCAATTTCTTCCTGTGTGAGATAGCCTGTTTCTGGTTTTTCCTCCTTAAGCCTCTTTGTCCCTCTGATAGGGTGCTCACCAAAGAATAACTCCGCTTCAATCAGGGCTGTAAACATGCCGCTAATACATGTTAAATCACGATTGATACTCGAAGGTTTAATACCCTGACTTCTTCGGGTGGCGCAGTACTGGCTGATAAGGGATTTCGTGATTTGAAATGCGCATGGGTCATTCGTTATTTTTGTGAAGATTTCAATTTTTCCAAGATTAGATTTCCCATGCTCTTCGTGTTTACCCTTTAAATCCCACCAGATCTGTGTCAGTTCCGACAGACGTCGTTTGTCTGTTGGTTTTGATAGCCATTCTTTATTGTGGTGGTTGTACAACGTGTATTTTTCGAAAGCGACAGCTTCGCTTTTCTTATCAAACTTCCTACGGATGCGTTTTCCGTTACGTCCAGTAGGGCGGATGTCCACTTCATATCGACCATCATCGAGTTTTTTGATTGCCATCAGAAAACCCTCCGAGTGGTACTTTTTTTTGCTACTACTAATCGCTTTTTTCGTGGTGGCTGAAATTTAGCCACCAATAGTAGGCACTTGTGATGAATATATTCACGATAAATTGTTAACCAGTCTTTTGACCGGAGTGGGGCGACGTTGTTTCGTTTTGCCCAAAGTGTGCGAGAGCGGGCGCAATTTGCCCGGCTTCTGGAGCTACCTGATCAGTCATGAACCACAAAGTATATTTAGTAAATCTGGGATGTTGTAAGACCTTCATTATGGCTTCAACTCCAGCGTTTTTTGACCGGCTCTCATAGCTCGAAAGTGAGCTGTAGGCTACACCAGTTAATTCACTGAATTCTTTACGGTTTAACCTTTCAGATTCACGGATTAGCTTCAACTTCTCCGAAACGTCTATTGACATAATTACTCCGATTGCGTAATTTCTTGCTGATAGTGTGAAATGTTGTGCTTCTGGAGTTATCCTTTTAGGCAATAATTAGCCATTAGGAGCCATTAGAAGCACTAAGGGAGAATCGTAGCAGATGAATAGACAGCTTGTAAGCGTGACTGATGCCGTGCCTTATCAGGAGTTTGCAAAACTCATTGGTAAAACTCCAAGAGCTGTAAGGGGCATGATTGAGAAAGGGAAATTACCAGTTATTGAGATTACTGACCCTCAGTCAGTATCGGGGCGTGCTGGTGAATATTGGGTATACCTTCCGGCATGGAATAACGGACTAAAACTGGCTTATGAAAGCCGTCCTAAAGAGATTCGTGACGGCTGGTTGATGTGGTTAGGTCTCGGTGAACCACGTTAAGGAGAACCGTATGAATGAGCCTCGTTGTATTGCTCAGTTATTGCGTAACGAAAGCCCCAGGGCGATTGACTTCACCATCACCCACGGTAAGGGGCGTAAGGGAATCATTATCCGCACCAAAAAACAGAGTCCGTTAAAAAAGACTCTGACCTTTCTGAAAAGCCGGAGGGTCTGGAAATGACAGTGATGACGCTCAATCTCGTTGAAAAACAGCCAGCAGCTATGCGCCGGATAATTGGTAAGCATCTGGCCGTCCCTCGCTGGCAGGAGACATGCGATTATTATAATCAGATGATGGAACGCGAACGGCTAACGGTTTGCTTCCATGCGCAGTTAAAACAGCGTCACGCAACGATGCGTTTTGAAGAAATGAACGACGTCGAACGTGAACGGCTGGTTTGTGCAATTGATGAATTGCGTGGGGCATTCTCCAAACGCCGTCAGGTTGGCGCAAGTGAGTATGCATATATTAGTTTTTTAACAGTCAGTCAGCGTCGTACTTTATTTATGCATGCCGGATTGACTGAAAAAGAATTCAACCAGCCATACTGGCGAATTAATGAAGAATCATGTTACTGGCGTGATGCTTTATTCCGTGCATTACGTGAATTATTCAGCCTGTTTGAGTATGCACCGACAATTCTGACGTCGGTAAAACCAGAGCAATATCTGCATTAAGTAATTAACCAGAGTTTTTAACGCACTTAATTGTGCGGGGCTTCTTTTTGCCTGGAGAAAGTCATGCATACAGTTTCTGAAAATCAGTGCGGTAAATACGCATTACTGCTGCAACAGGCCAGAACCGAAGCACAGGCCGACGCAGCGACGCGCTTTTCTTCTCATCTTGACGCCATGATTCGCCACATCACAAAGGCGGAGTTATCCCGCGTGGAGATAGTCGAGCTGCTCAGTCAGGAGTCGGAAAAATTTCACAATATCGGATTGTCTCGCGGGGAGGTGCTTTGATGTCCTGTTCTCGTTCAGTTGTATTACTGAATAACGCCTTAAAAATCACCGTTATGAAAAATGGCGATTTATCTCTTATTCAACTTGGTCTTGATAAAGAAAAACGCGAAATAACTGAGTCTGTTATCGCGATTTATCAGAACGAATTAAATCTCCTGTCTGATGTGGTCAATTTACTTGTTAAACGCGCTGTATTTCACAAGCAAATCTCCTCCGTGGATGAACTGACGAAATTAACGACAGAAATTGCCAGCTATTGCGCTGATGAATTTAAAAAACTTAACGACAAAAGGAGCTGGTAATGCCGGACAACGTAGATTTTATTCAGGAACAACAGGCTGAATTACTGGAGCGTCAGATTAACGCGGCAAGGGTAAAACATTGCGGTGCTTCTGCGCTGGTTTGCGAAGAGTGTGACGCGCCAATACCTGCTGCCCGTCGTGCGGCTTATCCGTCAGCCACGCGTTGTGTTTCCTGCCAGTCAGTCTTTGAAGCAAAAAACAAACATTACCGGAGAACGGCATGAGTATTCGTATTGAAATTGGCGAACGTTATGTCGTTACCAGTGACAGCTTTCAGTTTATTCTCCACGAGAAAAAGAGAGCGGAAAGCGGTAAAAACGCCGGTCAGGAATGGCTGGCGGTGGTTGGTTATTATCCGAAATTAAGCCAGCTTGTTTCCGGCCTGATGCATCACGATATTCTGACCGGAAGCGCAAAGTCTTTTGCTGATTTAAACGCGCAGGTTGAGCAACTCAGCAAGCGTTGTTCAGAGGCTTTTGGCTCATATGGCCGTTAAAGCCTCCGGGCGTTTTGTCCCTCCGTCAGCATTTGCCGCAGGCACCGGTGAGACGTTTACCGGTGCTTATGCATGGAACGCGCCACGCGAGGCCGTCGGGCGCGAAAGACCCCTTACACGTGACGAGATGCGTCAGGTGCAAGGTGTTTTATCCACGATTAATCGCCTGCCTTACTTTTTGCGCTCGCTGTTTACTTCACGCTATGACTACATCCGGCGCAATAAAAGCCCGGTGCACGGATTTTATTTCCTCACATCCACTTTTCAGCGCCGTTTATGGCCGCGTATTGAGCGCGTGAATCAGCGCCATGAAATGAACACCGACGCGTCGTTGCTGTTTCTGGCAGAGCGTGACCATTATGCGCGTCTGCCGGGGATGAATGACAAGGAGCTGAAAAAGTTTGCCGCCCGTATCTCATCGCAGCTTTTCATGATGTATGAGGAACTCTGCGATGCATGGGTTGATGCACATGGCGAGAAAGAATCGCTGTTTACAGATGAGGCGCAGGCGCATCTGTATGGTCATGTTGCTGGCGCTGCACGTGCTTTCAATATTTCCCCTCTCTACTGGAAAAAATACCGTAAAGGACAGATGACCACGAGGCAGGCATATTCTGCCATTGCCCGTCTGTTTAACGATGAGTGGTGGATTAGTCAGCTTAAAGGCCAGCGTATGCGCTGGCATGAGGCGTTACTGATTGCTGTCGGGGAGGTGAATAAAGACCGTTCTCCTTATGCCAGTAAACATGCCATTCGTGATGTGTGTGCGCGCCGCCAGGCAAATCTGGAATTTCTTAAATCGTGTGACCTTGAAAACAGGGAAACCGGCGAGCGCATCGACCTTATCAGTAAGGTGATGGGCAGTATTTCTAATCCAGAAATTCGCCGGATGGAGCTGATGAACACCATCGCCGGTATTGAGCGTTACGCCGCCGCAGAGGGTGATGTGGGGATGTTTATCACGCTGACCGCGCCGTCAAAGTATCACCCGACACGTCAGGTCGGAAAAGGCGAAAGTAAAACCGTCCAGCTAAATCACGGCTGGAATGATGAGGCATTTAATCCAAAGGATGCGCAGCGTTATCTCTGCCGCATCTGGAGCCTGATGCGCACGGCATTCAAGGATAATGATTTACAGGTCTACGGTTTGCGAGTCGTCGAGCCACACCACGACGGAACGCCGCACTGGCATATGATGCTTTTTTGTAATCCACGCCAGCGTAACCAGATTATCGAAATCATGCGTCGCTATGCGCTCAAAGAGGATGGTGACGAAAGAGGAGCCGCGCGAAACCGTTTTCAGGCAAAACACCTTAACCGGGGCGGTGCTGCGGGATATATCGCGAAATACATCTCAAAAAACATCGATGGCTATGCACTGGATGGTCAGCTCGATAACGATACCGGCAGGCCGCTGAAAGACACTGCCGCGGCTGTTACCGCATGGGCGTCAACGTGGCGCATTCCGCAATTTAAAACGGTTGGCCTGCCGACAATGGGGGCTTACCGTGAACTACGCAAATTGCCTCGCGGCGTCAGCATTGCTGATGAGTTTGACGAACGCGTCGAGGCTGCACGCGCTGCCGCAGACAGTGGTGATTTTGCGTTGTATATCAGCGCGCAGGGTGGGGCAAATGTTCCGCGCGATTGTCAGACTGTCAGGGTTGCCCGTAGTCCGTCGGATGAAGTTAACGAGTACGAGGAAGAAGTCGAGAGAGTGGTCGGCATTTACGCGCCGCATCTCGGCGCGCGTCATATTCATATCACCAGAACGACGGACTGGCGCATTGTTCCGAAAGTGCCGGTCGTTGAGCCTTTGACTTTAAAAAGCGGCATCGCCGCGCCTCGGAGTCCTGTCAATAACTGTGGAAAGCTAACTAGCGGTGGCGATCCTGCTATGACATCCATACCTTCTGAGCAAGCAGCAGCGGTGTTGAATCTGATTGAGCGCGGGGTTATCGGCTGGGATGACCCTGAAGTCGTGACGGGGCTCAGATGCGCACTAAAACACGATGCGCCACGACCAAATCGCCAGCAAAAGAGCTGTGAGCCATTAAAACCTTATCAGATAGCGCCCTCAGGACGAATGACAAAAGCTGAACGGGAACAGACGCCACGTATAAGATTCGAGTTGGCTCAGGAGGGTATTACGCCGAATCAATGGGAACCACAGGTATTAGCACGCGGTGCGACAGTATGTTTCGATGGGAGGAAATATAAATTTAAAAAAATTCCAACTGGGAGTGTTTTTCCTAATTAATTCAATTTTTTTTGGGGCGTAACGGATATATTTTTATTTAAAATGAATCTATTTTTGATGGCTAGGGTTACAGACTTAAAAGTCAATTCCCCATCAAGTTAGGATGTCTAAACTTAATGGGGTGATTCTTGGTGTTCATTTTGAGTTTATATTCGAATCTTCATCTTCATCTTCATCTTCATCTTCATCTTCATATTCTTCGTCAAGTTCATTGCTATGATATATTTTTATTTCTTCAAATAATTCATCTATCATACTGCCGTCGAACTGTCCTGTCTTCCATAAGTGATATAAATCTCTAATTCTATTTTGGGCTTGACCAAAGGCGATTGACTTATTCTTTAAACCACTACTGTCAATTGGGTCATGATGCACGTCAATATAGAAGCAGCGAAGTTTTAGACCATCAGTCGAAGGTTGGATGACATCAATGTCAGCATAACAACAGCCTTGTTTGACTTTCGGACAAACCGTACTTTTTAAATGAGAAAGTAGCGGAGTCGCTTTTTTTAATGACCCTTTCTTTGTACAATAATCCTTCCACTCATGGTTGTATATGTATTTCAGCCATTGTTTGAAATGATAAGATGACTTTGATTTTTGATAATAGATAACCATGCCTGCATGATTATCTCTTTTAACATAGCGAGTAAGCAACTGAAGTAGCCCCTCGAATATTTTTTGGTTCCCGTATCCGATTTTTGCTTCAGCAATCCATGTATATCCTCCATTTTTCGGACGAACGGTTATGTCCACACTTCCATTTTTTTTTGTTTGTTCGGTTGCATCGTAACCTAGGTGTACAAGAGAGGCTACAATTGTATGGCTTAGTTTATCTTCATCATCACAATAATACTTGTCACTAGATTGCTCCATTAGTTTTATTATGACTTCTATATCCGAGTATAATGTTTCAATAAAACTCGCTTCATCTTCAAAATGAACCCTTTTGCCTAACTCACATGTGATTTGTTGTTTGTTCATGACAGTCAATCCAGGTTTATTATGCAATAAAATGAAAGATATTTTGGATTGAAGTCTTCAATTTCAGAACCATTGGCAGTTACAGGTTCAACTCCGTTTAATATATAGTTGGTATATTCATCAGCTTGTATGTCCTCAAACTCCATGTTTTCTAGTTCGTAGCAATATTTAACGTTAAATAAACAAGAGGTATTGCTACTAAAAAATTGAACAACTCGTAGCAAATGTTCATAATTGTCAGTTTTTATGGCTTTTCGTAATACTGGGATTGTATAAATATTACGATCAAGATCACCCTCTACATATTCTAGTAAATTTGTATAATATATGTGAGAATCATTATTTATGAAAACAGAAGAGCTTCCGGCATTCTCCAGGAGTACTCTTTGTTTATACACTAATGAGCGCATTTTTTTATTTCGCTCTTGTGAGTAAATCATTTATCACCCCATAATGCACCTGATGATCTGCTGTTTGTGTAAAATAAAAATCCCCACAAAATTTGTTTGTAGACCAATCAGTTTTGCTGGGTTCAAAACCAATTTCATTTGAAATTGTTTCGTTTGCAACTTTACTATCTAATCGCACTGCAACGCCAGAAACTTCAAGGGTCAATGAGCGAGGTGTTCCGTTCTGAGTTTTAGATACAACCTCGCGATAACGGGCATCATAATTGGGGTCTGTTCTGCAACGAAGAACAGCATCCTCATCTCCATTTGGATCAAGGAAATTAACCTGAACAAGTCTTCCATATTGTTTGTCAAGGTAAATATTGGAAATTGCTTTGTAGAAATTTATAGTTTCAACAGCTAACTTAATATTAAGTTCCACGAGTAATTCATTAAATTTTGCGCGCAAATCTGCCATCGCTTTTTCAGACGCTCTTTTACCTAGTGATTTATCAACCCGATATTCTATACGGCTTAAATCATTAGGGATGAAAACAGTGTTGAAGTACTGCTCTGGATATTGATTGCTACGTAGCTTACTCCTTCCTTGGATTTTTCTTAAAATAATATAGGAATATATTACAGCAATACCATCCCCCATTTTTTCGATGGAAGTAATGAAATGCCCAGGAGTCGAAGGAAGTCCTGTATTATCATCAAGTTTTATTGGAAATACTGAGCTAAATGTTTTATCGAGGTGAGGGTAGTTGATTATATTTGGTATTAAATTAATGGTTCCTGATTTAATACCATCAATTGAATAATAATGGTTTACGCTAGTGATTATTTTTAACGTAATCAAACGGAGATTTGAAAAGTTTGCAGGCGTACCTTGCTTCGATGGGTCATTCAGAGTTTTATTCAAGTTATCCAATGTACTTGCCCAGCGGCTCGTAACATTGAAGCCATGCCGCCCGCCAACACGGCGAAAAAAGGCTAATTCCGTTGTCTGTTCCAGTCCTTTCAACCATTTTTCGATGGTCGCTTGCGATACGGCTGTAGGGATGTTGAGGACTTGCTGAGTGCTCATGAGGTTTAGTTCCTTTTTAGCGTGTGCTGTGACAAAGATACCATTACGAAAACTTTGCCTTTAAATTGTTTTTCTGTCTTAGATGTCCACTTGAGCTCAAGAGATTGCGGCCTGGCTGTCTTAACGAAGGGGCAGCATCATTGATTTCAATCTGCACGGATATGCAGCTTCAAATGATCATATTTTTACCATATTGTATTCCAAAGAGAATGCCTGAGTGTGCGTTTTTTTGCATGTGTAAGTTAGTATACCTTCATGTTCTATAATCCTGTCACGATATGGCATTACGATGCTCATGTATTGCATCAAAACCGCCCCATGAAGCGGGCGGGCGAGGCGGGGAAAGCACTGCGCGCTGGCGGGGGTGCTGATTTTATTTTTTCAGCGTCTGAGCGCGTCGTGGCGGCGTTTAGATTTTGCGCCGGGGCGTTGCTGTGTCTGCGGGCTGTTTTGTGCGGTGGTGAGCGTGTGAGGGCGTGATGACTGGGTGTAAAAAAGCCGCCCGCAGGCGGCGATGTTCAGCCGTTGTCAGTGTCCAGTGAGTAGTTTTTAAAGCGGATGACCTCCTGACCGAGCCAGCCGTTTATCTCGCGGATCCTGTCCTGTAACGGGATAAGCTCATTGCGGACAAAGACCTTTGCCACTTTCTCAATATCACCCAGCGACCCGACGTTCTCCGGCTTGCCGCCCATCAACTGAAAGGGGATGCGGTGCGCGTCCAGCAGGTCAGCGGCGCTGGCTTTTTTGATATTAAAAAAATCGTCCTTCGTTGCCACTTCACTGAGCGGGATAATTTTAATGCCGTCGGCTTTTCCCTGCGGGGCATAGAGAAACAGATTTTTAAAGTTGTTGCGGCCTTTCGACTTGACCATGTTTTCGCGAAGCATTTCGATATCGTTGCGATCCTGCACGGCATCAGTGACGTACATGATGTATCCGGCATGTGCGCCGTTTTCGTAATACTTGCGGCGGAACAGCGTGGCTGACTCATTCAGCCAGGCAGAGTTAAGGGCGCTGAGATATTCCGGCATGCCGTACAGCTCCTGATTAATATCCGGCTCCAGCAGATGAAACACGGAGCCGGGCGCGAAAGGTGTCGGCTCGTTGAAGGACGGCACCCACCAGTAAACATTCTCCTCCACGCCACGGCGGGGATATTTTGCCGGTGAGGGTTCCAGTCTGATGACCTTACCGGTGGTGCTGTAACGCTTTTCCAGAAACGCATTACCGAACACCAGAAAATCCAGCGCAAAGCGGCTGAAATCCTGCTGGGAAAGCCACGGATGCGGGATAAATGTCGAGGCCAGAATATTACGTTTGACGTAAATCGGTGAGCTGTGATGCACGGCAGCACGCAGGCTTTTTGCCAGACCGGTAAAGCTGACCGGTGGCTCATACCATCTGGCCGGTGAGGCTGATAACGTTTTTGCCCTGACCACGGTATATGCCACGAAAGCACAGGCCATGCGTGCCGCTCAGGCGAAGTGGGATAAGCTGCAACGGGGTGTAGCGGAGTTCTCCATCAGCCTGGCTACTGGTCGGGCAGATATTTACACGGAAACACCGGTTAAAGTGTCAGGCTTTAAGCGCGTCATAGACGAGCAGGACTGGACAATCACTAAAGTGACACATTTTCTGAATAACAGCGGCTTCACGACGTCCTTAGAGCTTGAGGTCAGGCTTTCTGATGTGGAGTACGAAACAGAAGGTGATGAGTAATATTTTGTTTTTATCTGTTTGTTTTATAAGGGTAAATTAACTAAAATGGCACCATCAACAAAACCGGAAGAGGTGCTCGCGATGTTTCATTGTCCTTTATGCCAGCATGCCGCACATGCGCGTACAAGTCGCTATATCACTGACACGACAAAAGAGCGTTATCACCAGTGTCAGAACGTGAATTGCAGCGCCACGTTCATCACTTATGAGTCGGTACAGCGATACATCGTGAAGCCGGGAGAAGTCCACGCCGTGAGGCCGCACCCCTTGCCGTCAGGGCAGCAAATTATGTGGATGTAATTACAAACAGAAAGCCCCTCAGTCGAGGGGCTTTTTTGTCGATGTGGTCAATGTGTGGACGTGACCAGAAATAAATCCTTTTATTTCAATTTGTTGTACGTAAAAAATAAGCCCGTGTAAGGGAGATTACACAGGCTAAGGAGGTGGTTCCTGGTACAGCTAGCATTTTATGGGTTATGTTTTTCAGCGAAACGGATGATAACCTTAATAAATGCAGCTGTATGTGATCGGTTTCTAAGAATTTTCCATCCGGGAAAAATAATCGAAATTAATCACTTACCGTGTGGGTTACGCGTGGTTTCCCCGGAGAAATTACGCATCAGCAGAGCGTAATTGAGCTCAAGATCCTGCGGGACCGGGAGCCACACAGTATAACCATCGCCTGGTGCGACCGGCATCGCTTCACCTTTGGCGTTTTCCATGTGCTCAAGGGTAAAGTTAATGTTGCCTTGCGGCGTCATCAGCTCAAGGCTGTCGCCAACGGAGAATTTATTTTTCACCGCTACCGCCGCGAGGTCCCCCTTGCGCTCACCGGTAAACTCACCAACAAACTGCTGGCGGTCAGAAACTGAATAACCGTATTCGTAGTTCTGATAATCGTCGTGAGTATGACGACGCAGGAAACCTTCGGTATAGCCACGATGCGCCAGACCTTCCAGAGTTTCCAGCAGGCTGGTATCGAACGGTTTGCCCGCAGCGGCGTCATCGATAGCTTTACGGTAAACCTGTGCGGTGCGTGCGCAATAGTAGAAAGATTTAGTACGGCCTTCGATTTTCAGCGAATGCACGCCCATTTTGGTCAGGCGTTCTACATGGGCGATGGCGCGCAGATCTTTCGAGTTCATGATGTAAGTGCCGTGCTCATCTTCAAACGCGGTCATATACTCGCCCGGACGCTGGGCTTCTTCGATCATAAACACTTTGTCGGTTGGCGCGCCGATACCCAGCGTCGGCTCAACATTTTGCACCGGAATCGGCTCGTACTTGTGTACGATGTTGCCAACGTCATCTTCTTTCCCTTCCTGGACGTTGTACTCCCAGCGGCAGGCGTTGGTGCAGGTACCCTGGTTCGGATCGCGCTTGTTGATATAGCCAGAGAGCAGGCAGCGACCGGAGTAGGCCATGCACAGTGCGCCGTGAACGAAGATCTCGATCTCCATATCCGGCACCTGATTGCGGATCTCTTCAATCTCTTCCAGCGACAGCTCGCGAGAGAGGATCACGCGGGTCAGGCCCATTTGCTGCCAGAATTTCACCGTCGCCCAGTTTACGGCGTTAGCCTGCACCGAGAGGTGGATCGGCATTTCAGGGAAGTGCTCACGCACCAGCATAATCAGCCCTGGATCGGACATAATCAGCGCATCCGGCCCCATTTCCACCACCGGTTTCAGGTCACGGATAAAGGTTTTCAGCTTGGCGTTGTGCGGTGCAATGTTGACCACGACATAAAACTTTTTCCCCAGCGCGTGGGCTTCATTGATGCCGAGCTGAAGATTTTCGTGGTTGAATTCGTTGTTGCGCACACGCAGGGAGTAACGCGGCTGGCCCGCATAAACAGCATCTGCGCCATAAGCGAAAGCGTAACGCATATTTTTCAGCGTTCCCGCCGGGGAAAGGAGTTCCGGTTTAAACAT